GTTGAACTAGTAACTCCAGTGAGTGCTGGAGACTGTGTATATTTGCCATTGGGCGTACCTCATACATTTTATCCAACTGCTGACTGTAAGATGATAGCAATGATTACCAAACGTTGGAATGATTGTGAAGAACCAATTACTAAATGTGAGGTGTAAGATGGTACAACTAGCAAAATTTAATAAACCTGGTGTCAACGCACTATTAATAATAGACGCATGGCCAAGTGGCACTATTGATAACAAAATAATAGTTGATTTATACGAAGAAATGATTCAGAGATTAAGAAACTTAATACACCAATTACCTACAGACTTTGTAATAGTTGTTGCCAGTCATGAAGGACATACCCATAAAAATTTATTAGACGCACTTCCCTATTGGCGTTGGGGGAAGATGGAAAGTGATGATCCTAGGGTTTTTGTTAGTAATTGTCGTGACACTAATGAAACACATATTGAACAAATACGAGCTCATCTAAAAAGGTGGAATGTTGATAACGTATTCTATGCTGGAAAAAGTTTGCCTGGATGTGTGTTAGGCCGTGGTGTTGGATTAGAAAATCTAGAAGGATTCAATAAAAGTATCATTGTAGACTGTGTGTTAAGAGCAAATAGTTTTTCATATACTCCAATAGGAACAGTATACGATAGTGTATGGGCTGCTGTCAAATGGGCTAATGAAAACAATGTTGATATTGCGTTTAGTAACCAATTCAATAGAGAAGTTATTGGAAAATTGGTTGAAAGTTTATACAGATAGGAAAATAATATGAAAATAGCAGTTACAGGCGGTGCAGGATACATCGGAAGTAGATTGTGTTCTAGGCTATTAGACATGGGATATAATGTTGTGTGTATTGATTGGCTTAAATGGGGTATAGAACCTGTACTACACATAGTTGATCATCCACGCTTCCATCTACATTGTGTAGATATCAGAACACCAGCAGTCGAGCCATTGGTTCGTGATGCTGATGCAGTTATACATTTGGCAGGTATTATTGGGTTTCCAGCATGTAATGCTGAACCAGATTTAGCATATCACATCAATGTTGAAGGTACCAAACGAGTAATTGATGCAAGTACTGGATTGTTTGTATATGCAAGCACTGGCAGTGTATATGGAGATCTTAATAGTGTCTGTACTGAAAATGTTGATACTAATCCACTTAGTACATATGCAGAATATAAACTTCGTGGTGAAGAATACTTGCGTGGCACCAATGCTGTTATTTTAAGACCCGCAACTGCATTTGGTATTAGTAATAGATTGAGAACAGACTTGTTAATTAATGACTTTACTCGACGTGCAATTTTTGAACGAAAATTAGAATTGTTTGAAGGACATTTTAAACGAACATTTTTAAGTGTTAATGATTTAGTTCGTGCATTTGAATGGGGAGTCACTTATCATGATACTATGGGTGGTGAAGTATGGAATGTTGGAGATCGCAGTCTTAATTTAACTAAACTTGATATTGCAAATGTTATCAAGGAATATATAGATTATGAACTTATTGTTAACGATGACATTAAACACGACCAAGATGCAAGAAATTATTTTGTTGATTATAGCAAGATAGAAAATATTGGGTTTTATGCTGAAGAAACAGTTGATTCAGGAATACGTAGACTTATTCAGGTATATAATAACTTAGCTCAACAACGTCATTATCAATGATAAAAAGTTCGTCAATAATGTCCTTGGGATAATGATAAAATCTAAATCTGTGCAAATCCCAATCATCTTGGTACATGTATCTATACAAATCTACAACAGGACGAGCATAATCGTTAAAGTTATTTGTCCACAAATACGGTTGGTGTAACGATGAGATAGTAAAATTACTGTCAACAAAAAACGCATTAGTTGCTGCTTCGGGCTTAGTTTTAAAATTGTGTACTTCAGGGGAGCCCCATATTTCAGCTCGGTCTTTAAAAAGTGCTTGTGTTACATTTATTCTATTGTATTTTTCAAATGCCCAGTCCCAGTATTTTGTTGCATAATCTATAAACCCTTGCTTATCTAATGCATATGTATAGTCACTTGATACTATTGATCCACGAATAATTTGAACTGGATATTGTTGTATTATTACCATTGGACTTAAACTAACACCACGATAATGAGAAGTACGCTTCCAAAATTCAGGACGCTCTGGTCTTACCTGGTGGTCATATTGAAATTGATGTAAAATTGTAGCAACATTACCTAAATTTTCATTATGTTCACGATTCCATTTATAATTTGGATAGCCTACGTCATATCTTGTTTTGTAAATTAACGTGTTATCAGTTACAGTTTTGTCAAAATATTCTCTACTGCCTTCGTATACTCGTTTCATTATAAAATTCTGCATTTGCCAAGTATATCCGTATGGTGCCCAGACATCTTCGCCGATTTTTTCACTAAATGCATTGTCAAGAAGCATATATTCAATATACGGGTCATACCAACAAAAGACTAACGAGTCTGCAAAATGAAACGCTTTTCTCATATAATTTTCAAATTCGCCAATCTTGGCACCAATTTTACCATAAGATCGTCTTTCGTCATCTCGTAATTCAACTATCTTACCAAAAACATTTTCAGCCCTGTTTGGATCAAAAGTTTTAAGTCGATATTCTTTAGTAGCAAAGCCAGTTTGCCGTATGTTATATTCATTTGGATCAACCCAATTGGTATTAACAACATCATAACTCCAAGCAACAAAGAATATGTCCATGGGAATATCAGGATATTGCTCTTTGGTGTCACGATAAAAACCAACCGCATTATCAACCCAATTTCTGTTTCCTACAAATCTTGGTTGTCCAGTAATTATTATAGTAAATCTATCAATATTATTTTTAACATAGATCTCAGTTTGTTCTGTTAATAACTGTTCTATTTCACCCATTTAAAAAATCCTTGATAACCCTACAAATCTCTATTATATTGTAGTCTAGCAAATCTGCTTGTGCTGGCAATTGCAATCCTCTAGCACCAATATAATCAGTTACTGGAGTTGAAGTGGCCCATTGTTTATGAAATGGTTGACTGCATAAACTATAATACACTGCCCTGCATCCAATATGCATATTACGTAAATGTTCAGCTAGTTCATCTCTGCGATCTATAAGTATTTCAGGATATGTAGGTGTTGCTTGTTCAATGTCTGTATCTACAAATTCACCAACATCTGACAACAGTCTTCTGTATGCTGTGTATATTTCTTTTTTGCGTTCAACTACTTGAGGTAATTTACGCATTTGCTCAATACCAAAACTGGCTTGGAGGTCTGTAAACTTAAAGTTCATGCCCATTATGTTGTAAACTTCTCCCACCCCCACAGTGCGTCCAAAATTTTTGATGGCATGTATACGTTTGCTTAGTTCATCGCTATTAGTAATAATACAACCGCCTTGGCCTGTTGTAATAATTTTAGGAGCACCAAAACTAAACACTCCTACATCTCCCATTGTGCCTATGTGTTTGTCTCTGTGCCAGCTACCTAGTGCTTGTGCTGCATCTTCAATAACAAAATGTCCACGTTCCCTTAGCTTGGTAATTTCATGCTGATAATTTTTTGGTGTTCTTCCATTAATACTACTAACATATACAACTCGGTTTTTTACCTGTTGAAAGTTTAATGTATAACTCACAGGGTCAACGTCAATAAAATTTGGTACACCTCCCATAAGTATAGCACCATTTGCGGTTGCTGCCTGAGTGTATGCTGGACAATCAAACTGTTCGCCTGGTTTTATATCACTTAGCATACTACAAAGCAATAGGCCCATAGTAGCACTGGGTACCATGTGAGCATGTTGTGCACCTGTATAGTCACAAATCATTTTCTCCATTTCTCTGGTTTTTGTATGTTCCATAATCCAGCCGCCGCTGTCAATATATTCTTTAACACTGTTGCGTTCTTCTAGTTCATACACTGGATTCATATGACTGTTAGGCGTTAACATAGTTTTTCTCCTGAAGTTTATTATATACCAAATCTGCTACTAATTGATTTCCTTGTTTGTCATAATGCAATGAAGGATCCAAGGCATACAGTTCTGCCTGTGGTATTGAAGAATAAACATTAAATTCAACTATACCAGGATCTATATGCAAAATAAAGTCATTTGTTAATACTGCATCAGTCTTGATGCTTTTGTAAGTTGGTAACCAATCAAAAAACATGCTGGGTATCTTTCGCCTTTCGCAATAATATTTTGCAGATTCAATAACACTAGCATAGGTTTTTCTGTTACATATAGTTTGCAATTCAGCCACTTTGCCTTTATACGAACCTATTGATTGAAAAATATCCCGAGCATATTCTGGTACTGATTCATAGAATTCTAATTCATTTTTTCCATCAGGCATTAATGCTGACACCAACTCTGATAACATTCGCTTGTCATAATAGCCATTAGGCCACCATTCGTCGCATCCGTCATCTGATGTAATAACTCGTTTCCCTTGAACTGCTTTTCTATGCCAATCAGTATTAATTCCAAAAGTGACTGGCTCTATATAACTACCAACACCTATACTGTATATATATTCTTCATTGAAGATCAGATCTTCTCGACGGCGATCAATAATATGGTAATTTTCTGCAACTTGTTTAATGGGCCAATAATGAGTCAAGTCTCCATATGTAAAAGAAGTTAAACTATGCCTTCCGCCTGTGGTAATTTGAAACAAAACTAAATCAGGATTATATCTTTCCACACCCTCACGTAATAACATATTGGATACATATATGTCACTACCGCTAAGTGCAAGATTAATAATCTCACAATCAAGTTTTTGTTGTAACAAATATGACCAAGTATTTTTCCAGTGACACGGTATTTCAGGTTCCCATGTTTCTTCTATTCCAGCACTATAACTACATCCAATTACCAGTATTTTCATAAGTTATAATACCATTCATATGTTTCTGCTAGGGCTTCTTGTACAGTGTATTCTGGTTGCCAGCCTAGCTGTTGTAATCTACTATTACTAATAGAACGGTTTTTGATACCCTCGGGCCTGTCAGTATTATACCAAAGACGTCCAGTAAAACCACTTATACTAGCAAGCGTTTCAGCAAGTTCACGTATTGTAATTTCAACTCCACTAGCAATGTTAACTGTGTCAAACATATCGTTGTTTAATGTTAAGTCCATAGCACGTACTGCATCTTTGATATAAAGTATGTCTCTACTTTGATTTCCACTGCCCCATATTTCTATTTCAGTATGATCGTTTTTAACAGCGTCAACAAACTTTTGCATTAGTGCGCCAATCACATGAGCGTGTTCTCCAGTTCTATCTCCAGGACCAAACATGTTAGTACAAATAGCTGTGCGCCATTTAGTGCCACGTTTGTCGTTACTAGCACGACACTGATACATGCCTACCAGTTTAGGCAATGCAGTTGTCATATAACCGTCAAATGGCTTTCCATCCATTAGTTGTTGTTCCATAAACGGTTGTGGGCCATGTTCAGGATAACTGCATGTACTGCCTTGTAACAATACTCGCTGTACTCCCATTTCTGCACAGGCTTTAAACAAATTATTTTGTATGTCTAAGTTACGCATTAGTAGTTCAAAACTGCGATCCAAATCTTCTTGTAGACCGCCGACTGTTGCAGCATTAATAACAACATGGGTTGGTTTTGTATCGCTTACCATGTGTGTCCATGTACTCAAATAATGCGAATAATCTGTAATACTAGTATTACCACCACGTGCATCTGGGTGTAACTCCATGTAGTGCTTACCGACTAACCCACGATTTCCTGCAATATAATATGTCATGATTCAATTACTAAAAAGTTGCTTAGTTGATCTCCGTAATCAACTGTTTTTTGTTTATATTGTTCTAAAAACATTTTTGTTTCTTCTAGTGCTTCAATTCTATCGTAACACCAAGGCTCAGGATTTATTAAAGCCTTACCGCCAGGTTTTAAGCATTCACGAATGTTCTTGATAAAAAATTCCCAGTCTGCAACATCGTACAGTGTAAAAAATGTATGTACTGCATCATCTTTACCAGTAACCTGCCAGCTAGTGTCCACATCAACACCATTATAATGGATTACTTCATTTGTTTTCCAGAACACGTTACTTTTCATAATTGTAATCAAGTCATGTTTTCCGCCTGGAAGTTTAAATGTCTCTCTAGGTTTTATGTGTAGCTCTTGTGGCGTAATATTAAATTTTGGATGTAGTACTGCAAAACTATCTTGCTTGCTTATGCTGTGTTGTTCACACTCCGTAGTATGTACATTAGTAAACCCATACTCCTTTAATGCATAGGGCCAAATACCAAACCATACACCAATATCACAGATACTAATATCTGGATCAGCTTGGTCAATGCCGTATGCATCAAGCATGTCAAGATGTATTTTCCAGTAGTCAACATCTTGTGTAATACCACGAAAATAATCACTTTTTTCTACTGAATATAATTCTGAAAAGTCATGCTCTATAATAAAATTGTTAAACCATTTTCTAAATGTCATATTTTGTCCATTAGTTTATGTTCGTCTGGGAAGTGTTTGAGAAACATTTTAAAATCATCTGAAAAATAATTTTGAATTAGTTGTTGTATCTCAATACTACTTATGATGTAATCATCTATGCTATTATTTTTAAGAGCACTTATTTTTTTAGTCTTTTGGGATATTATTGTGTCAACGATACTGTCGATTGTGGGATGCCCACAGTGTTGTATATTATCTAAATTTATATAATATTTGGGATCAGGCCAGGGTGTTATGAAACTACATTGTGTATTAAAATGTGGATCTTCAACTTGTCCATTGATCATTTTTTCTGTAATTGATTCCAGCGTCCAGCCTTGATTTTCCATAGCACGCCAGTATTGCCCAGCTATTCTGTTATACGGATGTCTTACAAATACAAATCCAGTATATTCAGAAACATCTGGATTTAAATCAAGTGTAAACTCATATTGATCTGCAACATGCATAAACTGTGTGTTTGCATTCCTCCAGATCGGAATAAAAAACAATCGCTGCACATGATTAACCCATATGCGATCTTCCCACATTGCCATGTCTACTACATGCTTAATTACAGTCTGTGGATCAAGACTATTGTTGTATTTCATAAAGTATTTCCTCACATCGTGTTCTATCAAATTGAACTTCGATTTGATTTTTATTATAGATACTTCCAGTAAAGTCAACATCTTCATAATAGTGGTACTCAGTCTTTTCAGTATCAAAATGGTCGCTAACCCACTTGTTGTTTACTAATATGTCTTTTAAACTATCAGTAAAAACACCGTAATCAATTTCTCCAGCATTGGCGTGTACAACTTCGCCAGGTTTGTTATGCCATAATTGTAGCATAGTACTCTTAGTTAAACTAATTGCTTGCTCAACACTGTCTTTGCGTTGTAATACAATAATACGATCTGCTTCTGATACCATTTCTGCCAGTATGGTATCAGGAATGCCTTGATACATAATTACTTTTACTGCCCAGTCATCAAGTTGTTGAATACATTGCCAACGGCGTTGGTGCTCAGATGTAAATTCTTCAAGAGTGGGCTGTGTATTGCTAAAATATTTTTTCATATTGTCGTCAAATCGCAATACAAAATGATGGTCAGTAAGTCTAGGCTTTTGATTCCATGCTGTTATCCATGACTGTTGGTCCAGTGCTAGTAAAAACCCTGGACTACATATATCAAAATCTATTTGCTCATTCTCATATAGTCTTGGTAGTAACATGTCTTCTATATTCATACATTCGTATAGATTGTTATCTACTTCAAGTTTACTACAAAACGCATGACTTCCACTACGTGGTGTTGCAGCAACAAGTATTTTATCCATCAACTACCTCTACTTCAGGCATTGCAAATACCATACGTCCTCCCTGCGCTAGCCAATCTTTTTCTTTTTCAATAAACAAGTCTCTAAATCCAAAATTAGGTACAAAGAAAACATCTGCTTTTTCTCTGGCTTGATCTTCTGGAATAATTGGAATACCTGTTCCAACTGTATAACGCCCAAACTTGTCGCTGTGTATTTCTGCGGCGCCGTCAAAGATATCATATAAGTCCCATATTTGCAACATTGTATTTCCTTTAGTACTTGCGCCATAAACATAACAGCTTTTGCCTTGCTGTTTAAAATCAAGTAACAGTGCTTTTAATAGTCTACCATTTGTTTTAACTGTAGAAAAGAATTCATTCAATTCGCTAGTATCCTCATGGTAGTATATACTACCTTTATCCAAATGTCTAGCCCATAACTGATAACTGCCGCCCTGTATATCATTTTGCTCAATATGGTATATTTCTAAACCATTACGTTCATAAAGTTCTACTAGACTTTTGTATGTGTAATATTCTAAATGTTCATGACACACATTTCCCAAGTCACACATACGTAACATAGGTGAAAGTGTCATTAACTGTGCAATGAATATACCATCAGTATGCAGCGAATGTTTTACACTGTCAATAAACTCATTGGGATTGTCCATATCATAAAACATACCAATAGCAGTAATTACTTTAGCCTTTTTACCATTCATATGATCATGGTGCCACATTGAAGGTATTGCTAAATCACAGTGATGCAGTAACTTGTCTAGCAAGTTAGGAGCAGGCTCACACCCAATACGATATCTACTGTTGTCAACACCACTGAGTAAGGTTCCGTCATTAGCACCTATATCTAGTATCAAGTCTCCAGGTTCTGAGTGTCTGTTTGCTATATCTGCTATGTCTAGTAGGTTTTGTTTTAGTTTGGGGTTAAGTCCGCTTTGGTACCAATAATGTTCACCATAAAGTATTTCGGGATCAACAGTATGTCTAAGTTGTACCAGTGTACAGCTTTGACACTGATCCAATACTAGCGGTGCCTTGCCAGGACTGTGTTGTGGTTTTTTTGGGAAATCATTAATGTGTATTTCTCCTAGATCCGCTACTAGGGAAATATTCTCGCCGCAAATACGACAGTTATATGCAATGTTTGTAATCATTATTCTTTCCAAAGGTTTATAATTGTACTTGTAGTACTTGGTGTGTGACCATACCAGTTATTATGTGCAAGTATGTAACAATAGTTTCCTGGTTTAGTATAGTCTTCAAAATAAACAGTACCGCCTAGTTTTTCTATAAATTCAGCAACAACCAAAGAGTAGCTGCCAATTTCACTGTCAACACCAGCTTTATAACTTTTTCCCAATATGATTATTGGCAAGCCAGTATTAACAGCACGCTCTGCGACAGCTTTTGCTTGCTCTATTCGCTGTTGGTGATTGTTTCCAGCAGGATCATATGTCATACCTAACTTTTGTCCAAGCCAACTCATCATTAAATTGTCACGTGGATGACACGGTCCACCGTCTCCCCAACCAGGTGTCATATAGCTGCTACTAGTAATTAGTTTGTCACTTGACTTAAGCCACGACATAACTGTTTGACTATTAGCATGTTCTAAACGATGGGCTAGTTCACCAGCCCAATTCGCAAAGTTTATTTTCTGTATAATCCAACTGTTATATAATACTTTTGCAAGTTCTGCTTCTTCATAGGTTCCAACATTTGCTTTGCTTTTACTAATTTTCCACACTGTTTCTTCCGGAACCCTTGAACTAGTATTATCAGGAACACCAATAAACCAACAATCAGGATTAATTAATCCATCTAAAATGTCACCTTGACTTATTAAAAACGGCATATAAAATAAATCGCCACTATATTCCAATTGTCTACAAGTGCCTGGACTAACAGTACATCCCACAATAACTGGAACACCAGTGTCAATATTTTCAAGTACAGTTTTTAAATTTGTGTAATCATAATCACAAGGCTGATCATCTATTTTATCTCCCCATGATTTTGTTGGTGTATCAACACATATCCATATTACATCACTGTCATTTACTTCTGCTATAGTATCTGATGATTCAACTTTGGGATCATATCCACGTACTTCTATATCATCATGCTCATCAAGTAAACTGTATAGGGCACTGCCAATATTACCAAGTCCATATATGCCAATACGTGTCAATTAAAAATCCTCTCAAATAATACTTGCTGTTGTTTACAATATCCAGTATAGTACCACTGAGCGTTGTAATCAATTATTTCTTGAAGTTTTTGACTATACTCATGCCAAGGATCATTTTGTAGTTGTGTAAGTAATTCAACAACTGCATTTATTCGCTCTTTTGCTGTTGGTAGCTGGTCATAACTTTCATCCCAAATACTGTCAAAAGTTTTAAACCCATAGCTTTTTATTTCTTCTAGAGTACCACGGTCTCCCACAACAATAAATGGCTTTTTAAGTACGATACTTCTAGCAATCTTTTCAGTTAAAAATACTTTGTGTCGCTACAGTTGTATTCAATAATCAATTCAAGAAAACAACTATTACTAACTTGGTGAAGTCGTTCTAACTCTCCCAGTGTTTGCACATCAACGGTTGCATCATATAAATCATCGTTTGGAAAGTTTTCTCTAACTGCTGAAAGTATTCCATAATTAATATTTTCTGGTTCTATCCAACCAGTTAAAAAATTCTTCACATAATCTTCTCGAGTATACAAGTTTGATTGAACACCCTCATCAAAGAAATGGAATGTATACTGTGCGTTGTTGAGTAAGCCAGTTTCATATATTTGGTGTAGTGTGTAGAGTCGATGAGATCGTGGGCGTCTATTGAGATAAAACATAAAACTGTCAAAACCAGATGATTGAAAATTGTCTAATAATTCACCGTGGTCTAAATAACGATTAAATGCTTCGTTATAGTTAATTATAGGCCAATCTGGATGCTGTGTAGTGTTTGCTATACTAACTGGACTAGAAAAGCAACTGTGTTCAATTAAACCAAACTTCTTCATATGGGCATAAGTCCAGTTGTATATGTCATATGATATTAAATTACCGTTGATTTTTCCACTAATTTCGTTATTATTGCAGAAACCCCACCAATCAACAAAAAAGAATACAAGTTTGGTGCGTCCATTTCTAATATCATCAAAGTAGGGATTGATATTTTTCAGATAGTCACCGTTTTTAAAATACGCAATTTGACTAAACACATCATTTATATTATTAGGCAAGTGAAAAGGAGTATTGATGATTAGGTAGTTTTCATAGTTAGATTTTTGGGAAACTTCCAAGAATCCCAAGCTATGATAGTTTTCATCAAATTTTTCAAAATCAGGATGTGATGCAGGATGTACTTTGTTATCGAGTACTGTCATTCCAGTACTCCTGGTATTCTGGTATATACTTTAATATACTGTCATTACGAATACGATCCAACTTGTTTGTTTCACGAATCATTGTTTTCCACATTTCTGGATCAGCAGGTGTGTTCATAACATGATCAACCAAACTATTAATATTAGTAACTTGCCAATCATCTATATTATGAATAGCTGCTTTGATTCTCTCATATCCAAGTTGTTTAATTTTTTCTGGCATATGAACAGCATTCATATATGGTGGCTGTGTTACTTGAATAACAAATGGGAGTTTGTGTTTTAACGGCAATCCCTTGCACCATTCTAATAGGTTTCCAAAATCAAGCCATGTTAAACTGCTCATGGTGCTGTGAATTTGTAATATCATCTTTTCATCGCCACCAATTTCTTTTTGCCATTCAATAATTTTGTCTAGATTACGAACAAACTTGCTCCATTTTCCTGGATATCTAACATACTCATTAACTGCTTCTACGCCGTCACAACTTATGTTTGCGTTTAACCATTTAAAATGCTTCCACAAATCTAAGTTTTTGTCTTGTAGTGCTAGTAGGTTGGTATTAAACTGTAAACTTACTTCATGTGCTCGACCACTATCGACAATGCGTTGTAAAATGTCATAATATTTTTGATTAAACAGTGGTTCGCCACCCAACATATTGATGTGCTTTACAGTTGGGATTACTTGTTCCAATAATTTATCAAACTCAGGAGTATCGTACCATTCAAAATTAACTGACTCTACAAATGTATTCCAATAATCAAGCTCTGGGTTCTTTTTAATATCCTCCAGCCACATACTACTGCTCCAGGGATTACACATACGGCACTGAATATTACATTTATTACCCAGCGTCATTTCTAGATATTCAATATTAATACGATCTAGAAAGCTTCTATTTTGCTGTTCTATAAAGGTGTTATTCCAATCTTGTCTATAACTGTGTCCACCGCCGTTTTCAACTACCCAACATCTATCACAAAACGAATGCTTTTTGTTTTCACTAATGTCTTTTCTTAATTCAACATGTGCTTTGCTATTCACTAATTCTTCAATGGTATACCCGTCTTGTACATTTAAAAAGTCGCCCCATTGATCTTTTGGATATTCTTTGTGATGAAAGTTATAGTTGCAACATGGTCGCACTTTTCCACTTGGGTCAATACTTAGGTGATTGTACGGTAGTACACAATATGTGTCTTTATGCATTATTCATAGCCTTTTTTAAACTTTGTTATATAGATATCAGTACCACAGTGACAATGACTCTTCGGACATATTATACTGTCTGGTAAGTTCAATGTCAACTCAGGATCGTACAAGTTTCCAACACGTGGCATTACGCCACAACTTCCCATATCAATATGTCCTTCGCAGTTAATAAAGATACTTTCCATTGGAATCATACATTTCCATCCTTTAAAAAAGTTTTTACCTTCTGCTACTATTCTATTACAATTAATAGGTGTTTGACTACCATCTTTGTATACTTCTAAACTACCCATGCCGTTTGCTTTGGCTGGTATATAACGTTTGATATTTTCTTCTAAATTTGTTTCTTCCAAAAACTTTTTGTGTAGTGGATTTTTATATTCATATGGTCGAGTAGTATGACTTAGCTCTTCAAATATAGGAACATATTCAATACGCCAGTTTAAATCTTCAGCATCACATTCACTTTTTAAACGTTTACTAAAGTCAATAACTTCGTCCCAACATGGCTCGTGCATCATCATTCGACCACACAGATAGTTCACTTTTTCACTTAAAAACTTATAAATTTTTAAATAATGATCTGTATCTACATATTCTGGATGATAACTTGCAACAACGTCATCAAACAATTCTACATGTTCTTCCCACCAGCTGAGTTTATTACTCAAGTTAGTGTTAACTGCAAACTTGACTTCACTCATACCAGATTTGTTAATGTGTTCAATAATAGGTATTAGTGGCTTCCAATAACCAGGTTCGCCGCCACTAAAGAATACTTTGAGCCTTGTATAACCACGCTCAAGTTCATACTCAATAATTTTATCTAGCCCAGCTTTGACTTTGCCTACATCTAAATTTTTGTTACTACCATTCCAATTCCATTCATTGCAATAACTACAACGAAAATTGCATAGATTACTTACTTGCCAAGTAATGTTTACAAATGGATCACCGCCTTGTACAATTTTTACTAATTCAGACATCCCATTTTCCACTTCCTTGCCATGCATGTTCAAAACTTAGATCAGTATTTCTTATTTTTATAAAGTCATGTTTTTGCTGGTCAAAATCTTCAACACTAAATGCGTCCCAGGGATCACGACCTTTAAATCTTTCATCTCCCTTCCAAGCAAGTTTGCGGGCTCTTACTGCACTGTTACTGTTGTTACTATAAAAGTTAACTAACCCCCATGTAGGTCCCCAAGTGTCAGGAGATACGTGTTCAACACCATTGTGATCAGTCCACTTATGATCATTCCATTCATAATCTAAATGCCCTTGTTGGTACTTCCATTTAAAGTCCGCCGTCCAATTTCCTTCATCGTCGATTTCAAAAATGTATTCTGCATCCAACGGAGCGGCTGCTCGCTCTCCCCATTCAGCATATTCCCATTCCGGAACAAACAACAGTTTTATACGATATCCTCCACGAGCTCTCCATATAACTCTGAGGAACGGCCAAACTTCATTAACAAGTGTATTGACAAAGTTTCCTTTATCAGTTTTAATAATATTGTAATCAAAATCATGATAGTCATATTCAATATGATTAAGACGATCAGGATCATTAAATTCAATAGTATAGTGACGCTCTGCTAAATTGTGTCTGGTTGGCTTTGCGCAATTGTCATCTGTGACTAGCAAATCTGTAAAAATACTAAACATTTTTTGCTTTACCATTTTGTGTACGATACTCAATCCAAAATCTTCTCTGATCCAGTGGTCGTAATAGTAATATTGAGACAACCCAAAACGCTGTAGGTTTTGTCCAACAATTCCGTCTACTCCAACACCAAATCCAGGACCCTGTCCAATTGACAATAATCCTTTGTCACGCTGTCTCCAAAGAAAAGTCAAGCTATCCTCAAAGTCAACTGGGCGTTCATTTGGAAACGCAGTAATCCAGTTAGTGTGTGCCATAACGCCAGTTGCTGCACCATCACGGAAATTGTCTTCCATTTCTTTAATAGTAACCCGTTTATCCATTGCATCTAGTACGCTTTGACTGCCGCTCTCAATTCCATAATTAAGTGCATAGCAGCCACTATCAGCAAGTGCTTGGTAATATTCTAAATCCATACGTCCGTCACATCGTGCATACCCTGTCCATTTAATATCAAGTCCTGCTGCTTTTACACCCTCAGCAAACGCACGTAATTCACGTAAATTGCCATTTACTAGACTATCAGTAAACTGGAACACACGTGTTCCATAATTGTCATACATAAACTTAACTTCTTCTAATGTACTGACGGCTGTACGTTGTCTATACTTGTAGTAGTGAGTTTCTTCACAAAACGTACACTTTGCAGTGCATCCACGGCTAATAGCACAAAGTGCGCCATTAGCAAAGCGGTATTCACTCATTGGAAAGTCTGTATAGTCAGGAAATGGAAGATTGCTTAAATCTAACCTACTTTCTTCTGGTTGTCTAACAATTAGTGTATTTTCTCTCTTTTCAGTATACTCTACTTCTTGCTGATTTTCTAAACTTTCCAATAGTTGTAGTAATGGCTTTTCACCCTCGCCATTAATAACATAATCATAAGACGATTCTGCCTCAAAATAACTGTAGTGTGTGTTAGGGCCTCCGATCAATATCTTAATATCACTGTTACGTTTTTTGATTTGATCGATCATGTAATGTACTGGTTCAATATTACAGTAGTAAAGTGTAAATCCAACTACGTTAGGTTGGAATTCAATAATATTATCAATGCAACGATCCAGAACTGGTTGAACGTACTGGTGTAATTCATCCCAATATTGTTCTCCGATCCATTTCCAGTCATATGGACCTGACCATGGATTAAACCACAATGGCCATTCTTCGTTTTTGTATGCAAGATAAGATTCAATATTTAAATCAAAACTTTTACACGCATATCCTGCACTTTTAACAACACCAGCAAGTCGTGCAATGTTATACGGAGGGAAACTTGGATCCCATTCTGGACACATAACCATACACATGCGAGTTTGACGATTAACGTCATACGAAATGTCTAGTTGATCTAAACCACGCTGTGGTTTTCCTGCAAACTTTTCAATAGCTCGTAGTGTAAGTGTACTGCGGTCTTCTAAATATGTACCATTGTCTGACATACTATTCCTTAAATGTTTCTAAAAATTTTAGCTCAGGTAATGCTTCGTGCCATTTTTGATTTCTAACTTCGTCCCAGGTTTCCCATTCTTTAATAGTTTCTGGAATCAAATAAGATAAGTCTTGTTTGTTCAAAAATTCAATTGTTCCACGTGCACTTGTTTCCCAATATTGGTCGCTGCAGGCAGCAAAATCTTGATGGTTGGTAACCAGATCAATATAATTTTCCCACTTGTACGTTATTTCTTCTTTGTAGCTGCTTGGAAGAACTTGCATACAGAAATACTTGGGATCAAGTAAGTTGTTTAGTCTAAATCCATTAGGCTTAACATATCCTAATCTCATCCATTCTAGATGAAAATCTGGCATATGCCAAATGTTCATCAAACTAAGTGTGGGAGTAATTGTAAACTCAACTTCTGGTGCTTGTTCTAATAGTTGCTTTCTGTTATTAACAATGTCGTTCCACACTGTGCCATCACGAATAAATTCTGCACGATCTCCCATAGCATCCAAACTAGCTGCTACATTTACATTTTTAAACTTTTTCCATAAGTCAATAACATTTTGACGCTTATAAATCAGTTGACTAAAATTAGTAGTATAGTTAATTGTAATGTTTTCACTTTGTCCAGTTTCAACCCAGTGGTTCATAATGTCCCAGTGCACATCAGTAATTAATGGTTCGCCGCCAGCCCAATATACTTCCTCAACTGTGTCCAATAACGGCCAAAGTTCTTCTAGGAAGCCAGGCTTTTCTTTGAGTTGCAAAAACTTTTTTGGAGCAATATCTTCATGCACTTCACCAAATTTCTTTATGTAATCATCATACCACATTGTACTAAAAGTAGGACTACAGGTACGACATTTCATGTTACATAAATTGCTAAATCGAAAATCCATGTATGCAAGGTTTGGAGTATCATGTGATCCATCAGGATTTGTTTCGTGCACTTTGTCAAAATGATGTTTAAACTTTGAGTTTAAATTTCGACGTAATGTATATGCATCAGCATCTGCTTCAAGTTCATAACACCGTTTACAAGTTTCTGTTGGCTTATCATCTAACATGTTTTTTCTTAGTGTACATGCAAGATCACTATTCCATAATTCATGTATGGTATTTTTGTTTGTATTGCCATAGTGGTCTAGTGACGGATCGCTTAAACAACACGGAAACGTTCTTCCATTTGGCCAAACGTGCATATGTATCCACGGAGCCATACAGAAGTTTTTGCTCTCGTCGAGCATATATTTTTTATCAATACTCATATTTTTTCAATATTTCTAACTCTGGAAAGGCATCAAGCCAATACTCTTCTCGAAATCGATCTAGCCATTGTGTGTTATGTACAAATGTAGTTATCATTTCTTCATCTGGCTGGTCGTAACCGTTCATGTAATTAAGAACACTTTCCCAGATGTTAAGTACTTCTGGATCTTCATATATAGATATGTCACGATCAGTATAATAATTTTTGTTTAAGTAATCAATATGATCACGCCAACGTCTCTCAACTTTTTCTTTATATGCTTTTGGCATATTTTGTGTACTAAGCCAATTTGGCTCTGTTAAAAAATTAATGTTGATGTTGTGTGGGTCAACTAACCCTTCTTCTAACCATTCTTTATGGAAATCTGGAAAGTGTAGTGCATTATAAATGCTTACAGTACTAGACAAGAAAAATCTAGTATCAGGACACTCTTTAATCATCTGTTTTCTATTATTAACAATATCAATCCATTTGGTACCTTTGCGTAGATATTCAGCACGTTCCCAATTATCATCTAAACTAGCACCAACATTGACATTCTCAAACTTATTCCAGTAATCAAACACGTGCTTGTTACGTAAGTTCATTTTACTAAAATTTGTTGTATAGTCAATTTTTATTTTAGTGTTGCCAACACTTAGCCAATGATCCAACATCTTGTAATGTTCTTCAGTAATGAGTGGCTCACCTCCTGCAAAGTAAGCATATTCAACTTTATCTAAATATTTCAAAGATTTGTCCCAAAAGTCTTTTGGTAATCCTTTGTATGCTGGACCTTCATAACCAAATGAACTAACACTGTCTTCATACCATTGGCTGCTAAACTCTACACTACATGTACGACATTTCATATTACAAAGGTTATTAAATCTAATATCCCAATACAATATTTCTGGATTGTCGTGTGAACCGTCTTCGTTTGTTTCATGCACTTTGTCAAAATGCAGATCGAAAAACTGATTGTTTAGGTGTTTGCGTAGTGTCCAAGGGTTTCCAGCTTTTTCTTCATCAATACATCTACTACATGCCTTGCTTGGTTTGTCTGCAATCATATTGCAGCGTAACTCTTTCATTAATGGAGAGTTCCAAGCATCTTCGATTCCACTATCATTCAGGTTAGTCATACCTTTTCCAGACTTAAACTTTCCTTCAGGAATAATAACACAACATGGCCAAGTGTCTCCACTAGGCCATGCATGTAATGTTACCCAAGGCGCCATGCAAAAATGTTTACTGGCTTTACTTTTTTCTAAATCTATTTTCATGGATTACTTTCTGAAAACACCTTTTGTGCCAGCTGCTCATTAAATGTTTCATACCAACAAGAACTTTTTCGATTACGATCCATAGTATCACAAAATTCCCTAAACTTTTTCCGTAACTTAACACATTCTTCTTCAGTGTAATGATCGTTTTCTAAAAACTTGATTACTTGTGCAACACCGTGCTTCCACCATGTGCCGTGTGTTTCAACACCATTATATAACTTTTCTCTAAGTTTAACTAATGCTTCTTCACGATATGGTTTTTGTATAATACGGGCATCCAAATATGAAGTATTGTCTAACAAGATTGGGCTCCAAATATAGTGACGATATTTTTCCTTCTCATGATAAGATCTATGTAAATCAATCCAATCAATCAACTCAGGAATGGTATCATAATTAAAAGTTTGATAAACAGTATAGTGCTTGATCTTCCAATTAGTTGGCAATGTATAGTATAGCTTGGGAAGATTTTCCTCAATGTGATCCCACTGTGTTGGGTATCTAATATAATGATTTCTATCTCGTATATCATCAATACTTATCTGAACTTCACCATGGATAAATCTTGACATTGTATTGTAAAATACTTCGTTGAATTTAGTCAAGTTAGTAGTAAGTGCAATGTAACACCTGTCATTACCACTGTCTAAAATCTTCTGCATAATTTCAATATTCTTTTGTATGAGTGTTGGCTCGCCTCCAGTCAAATACAAACGCTTTAGTTTAGGAGCAAGCTCTTCAATAGTGCGCTCAAATTCTTCACTTTCCCACCAAAGCCAATTGCTTTCTTTAGACATGTCAAGTTCATATCTCCAACTATCTACCAGCCATTCTGGTATGTCTGGGTCGTTTTTAATCATGCGCTCACGCTCGTCAGCAATCCGGTCACTACTTAATGCCCAACAGCTATTACATCTCAAGTTACAAAAATTACCCAAACGCAATTCTAAACTTGCTGGCAATTCTGGATTTTCACTAAAATCTATATTTTTGACAAACTCGTCATCGATAATTTTAAACTCATCCCAACCACTTTGTCTACTACTGTGTATACCCATATCTTCCAATTTCCAACATGTATTACATGCTTCTGGTCTTTCCCCAGCAAGCATTTTTTTCCTAATGTCAGTCATATATTCACTGTACCAGATGTCTGCAATTGAAGTATTCTCAAAATTTATTTCTTTTCCATTTTTTGTAATATGAATGTTTTCAGGAATTGCACAACAAAGTTTGATGCTTCCTTCTGTATTACTATTCAAATTTACAAATGGGTATATACAAAGGCTTTTACTCATTATTTTTTCTTCTTAAATCCAAATCTGTCTGTTAGCTTATCCTCATAGTAAAGCTCTGTAGGCGCTTTCTTTTGTTTTCTATATTCAACTATTGTATTAGCAAGAGCTGGATAATCTCGAACAAAATCATCGTCCCAGTGAATCTGTATAGGCTGTTTTAAGTTCAACATTTCATCTTTACATGACTGGTTGTATGCCATGTTTTCAATATCTTCTAGTCCTTTACAAATTGTATAATATGATTCCATTTCTGGAAAAATGTCTAAAAAGTTAGTGCCACGTCTTTTATCAGTTTCATTGATAAACAAAAACCAATTTCGTCGAGCATCGTCTACATTTCTAGGTTTTAGATATTCTTCACAGTCAATTTTTGCACGACCTTCAACAATGTTTTCCCAAACTTTAATTACACGATCCCACGCAGCACGTTCTTCATCCGAAAAGTATTTACCATAATAGAAAGGATGGGTATCATTAGGGTACTTGTTCCAGTTATTTCTCCAACTGTTCTGATACATAAATGTTTTAGTTTCTTCAAAGTATACACCATATTCATCAGGAAGTCCCACTAACGTCCAGTGATTAGGCTCTGTACAATGTGGAATATCAAATGACAAGTGAGGTTTGCCTTTTCCAAGTGTAAACTTTTGTCTCCATTCAAGCATCTTTTTAAGGAATGCAATATAGCTAGTAACACACATAATGTTAAATGTGTTCATAATTTGTATGCCAGAAAACTCATCACTTTCAAAATGATTTAATCCTGTCATAATTGTTTCTATGTTTTTCTCAAATAAATCACAGTCAAGGCCACTACGTGCATATTGTGCACGTTCTCCCCAACTTTCAACACTTGTAAACAATGCAAACTTTTTAATCTTTTTATTTTTGATTAGTGCATCTATTTTTTTAACTAACCTTTTAACAAGAACGTTTTTAATATTCAAGTTAGTGTTAAGTTGAAAGATCATGTCTGAACAGTCGTCAGTCTTTTCCAACATATCCAAAAACTTCCAAGTGTTTTGCTGAAGTAACGGCTCGCCACCAGTTAAGCGCAACACTTTTAAGCTCTTGCGTAAATCTGGCCACCATTTCCAAAATGCTTCAACATATGGGTTTTCTTCTTCTGGATAAATCTTTTCTTCAAGAATTTGTAAATGCGGCGCACTTTCAAATTGTCCATGTAACTCCATTTCCTTCATCCAAGCACTACTTGCTTTGGGATGACAGTATGCACATTTCATGTTGCACTCGTTGCCAAAACTAATTTCCAAGTATGTTGGATCATAGTTATAGTCTTCGCCTTTGTCTAAAATAATATCATGTGCATCTGGTGTTAACAGTCGTTCATTTTTACTTTTGATAATTCTATCACTTAAAACATCTTCACCAATGTCTTCAACTCGCCAACAGTAATTACATTCGCCAGGACGTTCACCACAGAGCATCTTCTTGCGTTGTTTTTTCTTATGTGCACTGTTATGAATTGCACTAGGATTATCCACAATTTCATCTAATCCAACCTGGTGGGGTAATGGATGATAGCAACTATGTGTTTGCCCACTTTGCAGATACAATGTACTAGTAAAAAACTTAGCAGTGCACATTGTATCATTACCATATACTTCTTTCATATATTCACGTTCTGCTTGGTAGTCTACATCTCTATACATTGTGGTCTACTCTCCATTTATTAATTAGTGGCCCGAATTCAGGAAATGATTTTTGGAAATCTCTTCCACGCCGTCTATCATAATCATCAAAAAATCTTACACAATTTTCTTGTGCTTCATGTAATTGCTCGTCATTATCAAAACCTGCTTTCATAAATTCCAAACTACGATCAAATCGTTCAATTTGATGGGGCTTAAACCCAGTCCATCGTGAATCACGACCTTTGTCTGTGTGTGCTTTCATATACTCAAGTGCTTCATCACCATAATGCCAAAACTCTTCGGGCACCAACTGCAAACTTTGCCAATGTGGATAGCGCAACATTGGAGTATCAATAAACACTTTATGGTGTCCATATACTTTTAACACACCATTCTCTTCTCGTCGAGTCTTAGATACATTGTGCACTTTTTGAAGTTCATGGATGCCTTCCAATAACTGTTTAATACTTGGCAAACTTAACATATTAAACGTAACAATAAATGTAACTAAACCTTCATCGACACGAGTTAAGTAGTTATGAACATTGTTCCACATACGATCAAAGTCTAATCCATCACGCATGTACTCTGCTTGTTCTCCCCAGCCATCCACACTTACAAACATTCTAAAGCGTTTGACTTTTTTGTATTCGCTAATAAAACTAACCTTATCAACAAAGTTGTTCCAAAGTTTTTCTGGAACACTTGCATTTGTAGTCACAGCAACTTCCAAATCCTCTCTTGGATTGTCAACAATATGGTCTAATACACGAAATGTGTTTTTGTCCATTAGCGGCTCACCGCCTGTCATTCTAAAGCTCTTGAGTTTTGGATATAGCTCTGGCCACCATTCCCAAAATGCGTCTACATACGGATTTACTTGTCTATTTGGAATAGGATAGTGTCCGATTTGCTTAAAATAGTCAATACTATTATGAGGAACAATAGTATTATAAGGACCATCTTGTTCAATATCTTCTGCCCACTTTGAACTCAAATGTGGACTACAATAACTACATGCTAAATTACAAGCATGGTTAAAATTAATTTCCAAGTAACGTGGTTCAACATCACCATCAGCACCAGCTTCTAGTACATCTTCCCAACCTGCGGCTGCCCATGGTTCGCTACTACGATAATGTCTATCACTAAGAAAAGACCTATCCATGTTTTCAATATTCCAACAGTAGCTACATCCATCAGGTTGTTCGCCTTTGAGCATCATAGCACGTTGTTCTTTTTTCTCTGGAGTATTGTGAAGTGCTTTTGGATTTTCTTTAACAGCACCTGCTTCAATCTTATGCACAGGAGGAAGAAAACAACTGTTAGTCAACCCATTTGTCAAATGAATACTTGACCAAAGCCACTTAGCCATACACATACTAGGACTGATTTTGTCTAAAACTGGACGTATTTGTTCAGCGGCTTCTTGCGGATCGATAGACAAATCATCTGGAAACTTTGGTTTTTCTTCGTTAGACATATTAATCCTCTATGTTATTGTCTACTTGGTCTTCACGTACTTGTGGACCAAGTCTACTTGGATTGCGATATACAGTTTTCCAAAAACGTGAACCCTCAAGACCAATATCTGCGATTTCTAAATCTAGTTCGCTACGTAGTTCAGTTCCCAATCTCACAGTTTCTGCTTTTAGTTTTGTTGGATCCCAACTGTATCCAGTTCTTGGACACAACTCTGTTCCATCAGCAAATTGTGGCGCAAGTTCTTCATTAAAAAACTTGGTTAGCCAGTCAAAATCTCGCACATTTCTCCAATCCCAATCATGCCGCTTGACATTGGTCATATATGCACCTAATCTTGCACCATACATTGCCCACAGCCCATTGGTTGCATCTTCGCCAATTGTCATCCAAACTAAGAGTCTACGATAGTTTTCTCTGTGGATACGCTTTAGTTTATCTGGCGCAACCACATCACCATTTTCTAAGCCCATTTTAACACCTTCACGGAAACCAGCACGCCATGCTTGTAATGGACTTCCGTTGTTGTGTACCCATGAATACCAATTGTTCATTTGCACATAGTGGATATTCCAACAAAAATCAACCTGTGCACGTTTATCAGTTACTGGTGCAGCTTCGTGTGTACGCATACGGTTTACAACATCAACCGGCCACATTTTAATGCCGCCATTGCCATACACTAAACCATTAATTTTGTTTTTTGCTGCAAAACTAATAACATGGTTATCTCCAATTCTATCCATGTCTAATTCAACATTAAAAAAATCTTCATTAACGATGTTATCAGCATCAATTGTAATAAAACGTTCAGTTTCACTTAGTGCTGCGGCGGCCTTGTGTGCAGCATCACTTCCCCATACTCCATGGCTCCTCTTGGCCCATGGACATTTATCTAATAAGTCTGCATAGTTTTCATCAGCATTGGGTTCGTCGTAGCTGATATAAACTATGTCAAATTCATTAATACTTACCAGGTTTGACATATTCTAGTTCCTCATAATTAAATGACAAATGCTTGCCTTCTTCACCGATTAATAACTTAGATGTTAAAAGATCGGCGTCAGTTTTAACATATAACTCTCCATGGTTGCCTAGTTCTGTTAATGGCAACACTATTGTATCTTTAAGGTCAAATGGAGTATCTCCAGTGATGTAAATTTTTAGATTGCTAAAGATTTTAAATTCATCAGGACTATTAAAATTGCTTCTAAAAATCCAACCTTCTGTACTTTTACTAATATAAAATGCTGCTTCTTTATTTACATCCGTAATATTATAATGATTACGCCTAGAGTTTTTCCTTTTGAGATACTCTACACTAACATAGTTTTCTTTAGATTTCAAGCCATAACTTTTAAAAATTCTACGAGTTAGGATATCAATATTATTGAGTCCGATAACGTTCTGTAGATCCTCCAAGTTAAAGAGTTCAAATCCTTTGTTAATCAAATCAATAGGATCAATCTTGATAGTTTTGATTAGATTCAGTGGATTATTTTTTTCAATAATGTAAAAGTATATAGTACTGTTGTTTACATTCTCTTTTTTAGAAAACTTTTTGTTGTTGCGTCTACCAGTCATCTTATACACAGCATCAGTACTGATATTAACTTCCAACATCCAACTATTAGTGTATTTGATAATGTTAATTTCTCTGTCAGTGGTCAACGGAATTTCAGCAACTTTACTAAGATGATTTTCTTCTTCTTTAAGTCGCAATTGATGCTGTTTAGGCATTAAGAAAATCCCATCTGGTGTTTCCATCACAATAAATTTTTTGGGATTTAGGTGTCCCAAAATAAGTTCTGCTGCAGTGTTGTCTTCTGTTACCAGATGTGGATTCTTAGACGCTTTGTACTTGTTTGTTATATTGATGATTTCACCAGTCCATTCATCATAATAAACATAGTACTTAGGAAGCGGCTTTTCTCCTACTACTGATATCAATCTGGGTTCGGTATTCATTCAATATTTCTTCTGTTATAAAATTTAAATCTCGATAGTGCACAATTCCTGATGAAATTATACTGTTTTCAATGATGAGTTTTTTGTTTTCTGGAAACCAATAGTTTAACACTTCAGTCCATTCATCTGGAACATCATTATTCCATAGCCATTGGCTTGTAGTATGCAAATCATAAAAGTCGTTATTAACAACTTTCAAGTTTGATTCGACATCTAACAAATGTGTTACAATATTACACAAAATATTTTTACTAAAACGTGGAGGCTTTTTATCTGGCATTAAACTACTATAAATTTCTCTCCAGTTTTGCAACACTGCATCAGCCATTTTAAACCATTCAATTGCAGACTGGCTATCTCGTTTAAAATATATCATACTATTGTATAACTTGGGAAGTTCATAATGTGATTCATATTCAAAAAGACTACTACCCAACCTTAAAGGTTGGTTTCTATACGTTCTGGCAGCCGAAGGAATAGAAATGTCATTTTTGGACATTGTTTCCCATAACAACTCAACATCAACGTTGAGAAATATTGTATCAAAGTCTACATATATAGTTTCATCATATGGAGTAGCATGTATCATTTGCCAAACGTTCATGCCATGAAAACCATCTTTGTATGCACTGTTACCAAAGGGCAATTCAGTCACATAATCAAACACATTAGCATAAATTTTTGGTAGTTCAGCCCCTTTATCAAGTACAATACATATACTAGATTCTGGATCTGATAACTTAATACTTGCAGCCGTAGCATAGGCATAGTTCAACATACTTTGCTCAGTATTAATTGCTAATATCACAAATCCTTTTTTGCTCATAATACATCCCATCCTTCAGTGACTTTTTCTAACATACTTTGTGCATTTCTAGAAATAGCAAGTTTGTTCATAAGATGCATATTAGTATTTTCGTAACGAGTTAATATATTTTTCCATTGTTCTTGACGGTTATGACTTAACAAAATAATATCATTTGCGCTTTTAATTTCAACAATATCATCTTTTTGGTCCATATTAACCATTTTCATTCCGTCAAAGGTATGTACAAAAGTGTTTTCATTAAACCCATTTAGAATATGTGCTGCAATACTAACACAAAAGTCAGTACGAAATAGTCCAGGCGGAAACTGATATAATAAATGATAATAGTCCCAGTTGTCTTTTACATGAGCCCATGTATCAAAAAACACACGACTTTCTTCACTTTGATCAAAGTAAACAACTGTACTCCACCAATGGTGAATGCCAGCATCACTTAGTTGTTGTTCATTCATGTACGGGGGTTGGTGTTCTAAATATCTAGCATATTTGTGCATTGCAATAGGAATATCACTATCAAACACATATGCGTAGTCATTGTTCATAATAAAGTAGTCAGTATCAATTAACATAGTTCTTTCAAAAGGAGTAAGTTCAAAAATTTCATGCTTGTTACTATTACTAAATTGCGCACTGAATTCAGTCCACGGACTGTCATAGTGTCTACGTGGATTACTAGGATGTGTTACATCCTGTATGACTACAGTATCAAAGACTTTGTTATGTAGTTTATCAGGTATACTGTCTTTAAGATACGAGTATGTACCATTATCAGTAATAAGACATGTGTTCAAATTTGGCATATTTCTTTTAACATATGCCGCCGCTAAATGGGCAAATTGAATATAGTCCATTTTATCATTGTTGTATGCAAACATGCATACGCCACGCTCTTCTTCGCTCATTACCAGTCCATAATTTTTTTAATATTTCTTGCTTTTTTAAGTTTATCCATTTGAACTTTATATTCATTCACACCTTCAGTGTAAGCACTAATAAGTGTATCTAAAAAATCTTGTAAGTCTTCAATTTCAATTGGATTTTCTTTAACGTCAAGTATTACACTTGATTTCTTTTTAACTGAAATAAGTGCTTGCACAAATGCAATTGTTTGTGGACTAGCATTAAAAGACCCACCGTTATAATGCACCTTCTGAAGATTTTGCATTCTAGAAATAACGTTGCGTTTTTGGTTTGCTAATGTAGTTCGATAGTTGCCAAATTCTAGGGCTTTCCCGAGTCTCTCATCCATGGTGAGTTTCTCCTTATAATTAACTACTAATATAACTTATTTATATGAGATTTGTCAAGCTATTTTTTAGCCATCATCGCCGGTCATAAAATCATTAATGATAGAAAAAATAGGATCTGGACTCACGTCAAATCTAGCAGGCTCAAGACCTCTTTCAATAACATCAGGCATAAGATAGCTAGGTGTTACTTCAAAAGTACCGTCGGACACTTGATTATATGCTGTATCATCAAGTGTTATTTTTAGATCTACATCACGTCCATTATTTGCCCATTTTCCATAAAGTTTCATATAGCGGTTTGCGTAACTACTATAACCACTATACCCATAGCCATAGCCGTAACCATAACCGTATCCGTATCCTGATGGCTGCGGGCTGTCCCAAAATGAAAGTGGGTCTCCATACACATATGATCCTGTATATCCGTATCCATATCCGTATCCATATGCTGAATCCCAGTCTTCAGGTATTGTAACGCCACTACTAGTAAACAACAGCTGATATTGATCAGTTAAGTCATAAAACCCTTTACCTTCGCTAGTACCAAGTGTTCTACTACTACTTTGTATAACGTTGTTCCATGTTAAACTTAAGACACCAATTTCATTAATAATGTCCGCCCAGTTGTTATATCCAGCAGTTGAACCACCAGACATTTCCATGTTTAGGCGAAGTTGTCCGCCACTATTGAAAAAATAACGAGCATGATTATAGTCATTGAACGTCCATCTATGTTCACCTATCAATTGGTCCATCCATGGAATACTGCGTTGATATGGACTTGATGGCGTTACGATATAAGAACTAGCATTTGTTGGGTCAATAGTTAAATGTGTGTTGTTTGTTAAAATGCTAGTGTTAACTTTTGATTCAACTACATTTAAATCTTCAGCACGAATGGGTGTTCTTATAAGTATATCAGTACGGTTAGCAGGAACGTTAAACACCAATATTGTATCATTAATATTGACATGGTCAACCATAATGTTTGTACGGTCAACTAAACCTTGTAACCTTTCTGCAGTAATTAATGTTCCTTCAACAAGGGCATCATCAACATGTACTGCACCCCATCCAAATTTATGATTAGATCTATCAGCATCTGTCACCAGAACAGTACTATACTTGTCACCAAAAATTTTGTTGACTAGTTCAGCTACTGTGTTGTATTCTGAGGCTAGTACTAATGTACCTGCTGATACCGGCATATTACTTTGCTCCTACAATTATTTCAACAACACCTATACCGTTGTCCATTTTGTCTGCAAGAGCTCTACCAACAACTAATCTATAGTCCAGCACACCTGCACCAGTGTCTACTTGTGCATGGCCTGGGGTATTACTTGATATCAAACGTTGACCTTTTCTAATTTTTCCTACAACTTTGCACGGAACACGCCCAGCTAATGCTACATAAGGGTGTGTGACGTCTGTTCCTGCTGCACTATTCATTTCAAATCCTGGCGCTGTTGATATCACGCCAAAAACTTCGTCGTCAGCTACTTGTAAAGTTTGTGTAATTTCGTGTGATCCGCCTATTTTCACTAATGTACCTGGCTCATATTCTTTGTCTGCTGCATAACGTTCTGCAAGGTCAGCATATTCAGCACTAGTAGCTGTACCTCTAAATTTATAATTTACAGTAGTGTTCATGTTGATGCCAGACTGTATAACTGGAAATTGTGTTGTTAGTACAGTAACGCCATCTTCCAAGAATTCACTTGCTGCTGGTGTCCATGCTACAGTGTCATCAACTGTGATGGTAATAATATTACCATCTACAATACTTTCCAAAGTATAGTGTGTTACACCATTTGTGTCAAGTCTTCTTCTAGCTTCAATTCTTGTATTTCCAGCTGGAAACCCAATTGGGTACCATTTTCCATTATCGTACAAATAAAGTTGACTTTCACTTGTATCGTACCAAAGCTGCCCCTCTGAAGGATTGTCAGGCGCCGTAGTTGCTGCAAAATTTTCTAACAAGTGCAACATATTTTCATTAAAATATTCGCCAAATCTGTTATAATTTTTGCCGATAAGTTTTAAACTGGTACTAGTGTTTACTGTACCGTCGTTTACAACTATTGGCGTTTTTCCGCTTTCTGAATAATCTACTGTATATGGCATCTTTTTTCCTATTAAACGTCACTATATGATGTACGCAATCTAATTGTATAAATCACTTGAATTTTTCTGTTTGCACTTTTTTGTACTGGATGGAAAATAACATGTGTTAACAAATCATTATTTGCAGTATATAACGCTAGCTCGTCAAAAACATAATCTCCATCCATAGTAGTAGCAGTGTCTAATGTGTCTTGCCCAACTGGTTCACCATAATCAAGTGTGCAGGTAGTGATAACATCACTGTAGAGTAATGTAGTGGTGTGCGAAACTTCAACACTGTTGTCAGCACTTCCAGACACAGCCTCATCAACTACTTTACTAAATGTTTCGTTGTAAAGTGAACCACTTGTTAATGTTGTATTTGGCGCTTTGTATGTTACTGCACCAATTGCATCAATAGTAGTTCCAGAATTACCAAATCTCATTGTTCCAATGTGATATGATCCTACTGCTCCAGTTTCGTTTGCTAGTAATTTTGCTAATGCAATACTCATGTTTTCAAAGTTGATAGCATTTCGGCGACGAACCAATACTTCACCGCTTTCAGGATCCCATATTGTAATGTGACCTTCTACTCCTATCAATGATTTTTCAATTTTAGATACACTCATTTTCTTATTCCATTTATAATATTTATAACGTTCCAAAACCGGCATTTCTTATGAACTCATGTTCAGGAGTAGTACCGCTTGTCGCTAGACTTACACCGTTATCATTGTATGCAAGTCTCAAATTATCACCGTAGTGTCCAAAATTAGCCAATGCTGGAAGAATTCTTAATTGCTTGCTTCCGTCATTAACTATTGTTCCACCTACGTGTTCTTGTGCTGTTGTAGCGTATGTGCCTCTGGTTACATATACTAAGTTGTTTCCATCAACAGCACCATATGTTACACGCTCTGTTCCAATCCAAGCTACACCCAATATGCCATCAGTTGGAACAGTCATCATACTAGCATCAACTAGTGGTATTGTTGTTGCATCAGCAGTAACAGTTGTTTGAACCACCGCAACGTTTGCTTGTGCTATCACAATATTTTCCTCAATGTTATATGGTTCAAATATATTCATCTGGAATGTGCGAGTATTAGTAGGATCAACTGTACTTCCACTTGTGTTGGTTTGTACACGAATACGAATGTTTTCTAACACATCCATTGGAACAAGCTCAGTACCCCAACCTTCAGTTGGCGCTTGTTGGAAAACATTGCCATTATACACAAATTCAATGTCTCCATCCACTGTAGTAAATGTGATTGTATCTGTGTTATCTGGTTCGGTTGTAAATGTGCCACCTGTTAGTATTGTATCACCTTCCCATTCACGCTCACTGTGATCATTGTAGCGCATTGTAATAAACGTTTGACGATTTTGTTCAGTTATATTTGTACTTACAGAATCAGTATGTGTATTACTGTCTACAATGCTATGTAATTTTGTATGGAATGGCTTAATACTATTAAAGAATTCTGTAACAACATCAATGTTGTATCCCATATACTTTTCTCTAGCAGTTTGCAGTGGGTGTTCTACATTTAGCTTAACAAATGTTGTTTTAAATGCAAAATCATCAACTGCATTGTCTGCAACTGCCTGATACAATAGTTTAAACCAAAGCTGGTTATATTTTACTTGGTGTGATCCAATAAAGATTGTGTAACGCAACTCGTCAATTATTCTAGTCAAAATACCATCAACACTATTATCAAATCCGTCAGTATCAAAGCCAGATAAATCAAAACCTAGACCAAATTTTTCATTGTTCCAAATTTCTTCACTAATCTCTATAGTAGATTTTTCTTTATACTCTAATATCCATTCATCGTTAATTCTAGTGTAAATTTCTGGTCTGTTTATACCATCGTTATGCATAACATCTGTAACTAGCACAGTGTCGCCGTTTACATATGGGAATGGAAGTCCAAGTTGACCACTAATTTGCTCTTTTGTTTTGACTCTATACTTTGTAGGTATACTTATGTCATATGAATTTCTCACGTAATCAACATAGTTCCAATAATTTTTCATATTGTATGTAACTGTTCCTTCAACAAATGTCGAAGATAACACACGATCCCAGTTACTGACTTCTTCTATTAAGTTCATTTCAGCAAGTAATTTGTTTGCTGTTTCTACAAAATTGTGTCTTGCAATTGGAATTTCTCTTACTAAACTTTGTCTTGGTCTAATTAAGTGTCCGTAACGATTGTATGGGTGCAAATCTAAATCTGGCAATGCATGTGGACGATCTACTGAAATGTCACTTTCTGGTGTTCCGTCTGGTAATGTATAGTCATAGATTCTTTCCCACTTAGCCATTTGTGTGTCTGTTGTTGGATTGACATTGGTATTTTCATTTCTACTTATGTAAAAATTACCACTAACTTCTACAACTTGATTTGCCTGATACACTGTGCTATTTGACCAAGTGCTATAAGAGTATACATCTGTATTTCTATTGTAACCCACTAGGCTATCACGCATTTTAATATGCAGTTGCTCTGGAATTACACTTACTGGATCGTTTTCAGCAAGTAGTGTCCATTCGCTCATTGGAAGTGCATTACTGTCGTACTTTTGATTTATTTGTACAACACTGTTTGCAGTAACATATTGTTCAATATTAGCAAGAATAAGTTCTTGGTTTCCAGCCGCAGCAAACCAAGAAACATCAAATGCTGTTGGGTTTTTCAATATTCTAGCTAGTTGATAAGTGTTGTAATTTCTTTTACCAACACTACTTAATTTATTTTTAACCCAGAAGTAATAACTTGTTTCTGTGCGTTTGTTTCTTGGATTATAATAGTTTTCTTCAACCCATTGATAAACTGTTTCACCGTCAACTATTACACTCAGTGGTTCACCAGTTGCTTGTCTACCATCAACATATCCATTACGAGCTACTAGGTTTTCCCACTCCTCTGGCAATACGCTACTGCGAGTCCATTCATATATGTCAATAGTGGCACCGTCAAACAATCTTCCCCAATACGCTTGTTTATAATCAATACTGTCTTGTTCATAGTCAACATAGATTGCATTATTGATATCCCACCAGCGTAATCCAACCATGTCGCTAGTCCATGCCTTTGTATTTTCTGTAAAGCCATCAAGTGTGTTGTAATTATAACTGGCTAGATCAGATGTAAGTATAAAATCAATCTCTTCATCAATAAATCCAGGAATAATTCCTTTAGCTGGATCAAATACTTCCAACTGCGTAATTAGACTTCTAGTTGTAGCGTCATAAATTTTTACACTTTCCATCAAGTCATTTCTTGCTTGACTTGCACTTGTGCGAACTTTAAACCAACCATCGCCAGTGTGTCCTGTATTGTTTGTATAAGAACCCAAGAACTTGTAAACTGCTGGTGAACCAGTACCGTCGTCATCAACAAATGCAAATTTAGGAGTTTGTTGATTGTTTTGTCTAAGTCCTGAGAAATTATAAACAAACATTCCATTCACTTGTGAATTATAACTGTTGTTTAGAGATGCAAAACTAGGGAATCTAACATTACGCATTGGATAAACATTACCAACATTTCCTTCTTCATCAATGTATTCGTCAATGTAGAAGGTTACTTTGTTTGAGTCTACCTCAGTAACTTTGTGTATTCCGTCAATACTAGGGACGGTATTACTACCTGAAATGAATACATAATCGCCCTTAACTAAATTGTGTGCTTGTGTATTACTGTCTGCTACTGCTATAGTAATTTGTGCATCATCTGCATCATTAACACCAGCACATGCTCTAGTAATATACATACCAAAATCCATAGTCTGGTAAACACTATATCCACTTGATGTGCTAACTTCTGCATCTTTGTTGTCTGCAACCCAAATGCTGAAAATATTAGGGTCGTGTTCCATCTCTTGGAATACTTGATTTCCATCGCTACCAACAAATGCGTTAAACATATTTGATATCACGTTTTGTGTAGCACTTAATGTTTGTGCAGTTAATCCAACTGTGGTGTTAGCTGTACCAGCACCAATTACAAGTGTAGCATTTGTACTTGTCAATCTTAAGCGGTTGTTACTGTTACTTGCTGAAACACCAGCAATTGCAGCACTATTGATAATGTCAATCATAGAAGCCAAGTCTACATTTGTATTAATGTTTGTGATAGTCGTTGGTGCTGATGTTGCGCCTACTGATAACCCAATTGTTGAATTAGCAGTACCATTGCCAATATATAGTGTTTGGTTTGTGCTGGTAATTTTTAACAAGTTACTGTTTGTTCCGCCAGTTCCAGCTACAATTCCAGTAATACTAGCTGCATTAATTTGATCAATTACTTGCTGTAATGTAAGATTTGGACTTGTAGTTACAACACTACCAGTACTTGTTACAATTGTAGGACCACTTGAAGCAATACCAACTTCAGTGTTTGCACTTGCGACACTTACTGTTAATGTAAATTCAATACTTGGAGTATTAGTTGTTTTTGTAATTAGCAGACGATTATTGCTGTTGCTTGCTGTCACATTAGCAATACCAGTGCCATTAATTTTATCAATAATTTCTGTCAGGTTGTATGTTTTAAATACTGTTCCTGTTGTTGTGGATACTACTGTAGTTGTAGTAAACGGCGTTGTTGGGTTTGCAATTAAATAGTTCTTGATGTCAGTTGGGAAACTGCTATCATCTAGATCTGCTTGTGCACTTGCAATATTTGCAGGTGTAACAGTTTCCGTGCCAGCAATAACACTTGGAGCATCATATGTTGTTCCTAATGAATTGTTAATTAAGTCAATATCATTAGAAATCAAGTTTTCTAACTCAGTCTGATATGATGGAGATCCTGCATTAAGAGAAAGTAGTAAACTAATCTCTAATCCAACTGGACTATTAGCAAAGTATTGAGTTAAGAAACTAGAGTATGATGCGTTACTTGTTGCAGCACTGTATGCTGTTCTAAACGCTTCTAGTCTTTGAATTCTTTGTGTTGCAACACTTGAGCGTATAACAGACGTGTTTACTCCTGACTCAAATGCATCAAAGAACATCTGTTCAAATGCTGTTTGTGCAGTAATGTTTTGTGACAATGTTTCTGTTTCATCAAACAAAACACTTGTGTTTTCAATAATTAATTCTTTTGTGGCACTGCCTAGAATTTGTGGACTGATTACACTTCCAACAATTTGTGCATTATTGTAAACTATTGTTGATGTTGTTGTGTCAAATGTAATTGTTCTTGCATTATTTGAGGTTGTTCCAAGCACAATAGTAGTTCCGTCTAATACTACATTACTTGAAAGAATGTCGTTTGTTCCTTCAACTACAATAGATCCATATGTACTAGTTGTAGTTGTACGTTGTAGTGTAATTGTATTTCCGTCAATAACTAAAGTTTCACCAGTACTAGAACTTGGAATAACTGGAAGCGTAACAGTTCCTGTAGTAGTAACAGGATCATTTGGTCTAGTCAATCCACTTGTTCCGTCTGGGTCAAGCATTTCCCAAACACGCCCTTTGTAAATCACACGATCCTTGTACTTGTATGCTGTCTTGTTATCCCAGTGTTGAATATTTCTCCACTCTCCATCAAAACTATACTCAGTTTTGACTTCTTGTGGGAATAATTCAAAATCATCTCTATTTAAAACACGATAGTCAGCTTCTGTCAACAGCGGAAGTCCTGCTGTTATTAAATCATTAGCATATAATGATTCTTGTGATATTGTAGTATAATTAAATGTTTTAGGCCATCTAGTTGTAAAGTTGTTTCCAGGAGAACCTGTAACTAGCAAATCACTATTAAAGTCAACATCGATAACAATATCACTTAGAACATCATTTAGCTCATCTGCACTAAATCGTACAGGCTGTGGATTTGTCTTTAGTAGTTCTTTATTGATTGCAAATTCAAGTGTATCTCTACTACGAGTGTCACCATAGTCTGCTGTGCGTATTGCCCATTCTTCATGTACCTTAGCAGTTGCAAGGGTTCCAAACAATGCTGTATTTCTCATAAATGCGTTTAAAGCATGGCGTGTGCCTTTATATTTACGAGTACCTTTAATGAAGTTAAACAGTGTGTCATCGTCTAAGCCAATAACTTCGTTCCAACTTGGTTTGTTATAACCAATATTAAAACGTGCAGTGTCTACTTGTTGTTGATTACTTAATGTATTTCCTGGTCCGTAGTACTTGCTTATTTCACTTGCAACCGTGTCAAAGTTTGGAAGTAGCGTTTCTCCATTAATAATAAATCCTGGTGCGTAGAACTTACCATTCCAATCTTTTGTTCTGTTACCTCTCCAAATAATACGATTATGTTTTGTGCCCAATACTGGATCATAAATTAAATCATCAAAATTTGTTGTATTATCAACAATAAATGCGTGTTCTACTTCAACTCTATAAAGTCTTAATCCATAAATGCTTGCCCCGTCTCTTGACTCAACAGTTGTAACACCGTCTATGTCATTAATTACGTTGCGAGTTATCAGCAATTTATTGTTTAATATTTGATATCCATTTTGATTGATAACGTTAAATTCGCCATCAAACTTGTTAGCAATATTGCTGAAATATCCAGGCTTTGTTTCACGTATTTCTATCTTTTCAGTACTTGGAATTGCATAGTATACATCATCATTGCTCGCAGTTTCTGTCCACAAGATAGTATTTCCTGCTGTTGAACTCCAGGTTGCAGTCCAGCCCACTGAGTTTAAGTATTCACCATAACCAATTAAGAATTCATATAGCTCTTGGTCGCCAGCTAACGTTGTATTATAGTCTAGGGTAGATGTAGAAAGCTGGTTTTGTTTATATTTGTATACTCGCTTGTTGCCGATATTAACAATTATCTTGCCTGCAGTTTCATTTGGTTTATAATATGTAAAGTATTGTAATGTATTGTCATAACCATTCACTTTATAACCAGTAGCAGTTTTTGTTACTTTTACTGCGCCAAAGAAAAGTTCTTCTTTGGGTTGACTTGTATAAACTATGGTGTTAATGTTTTCTTCTGGAATTACAACACGCCCTTTGTCTTGACTACTTTCTAAAATTAAACTTTGATTGTTATTGACAAATCCACCAGTTTTAATAATCGGGTTGTTGCTGTAATTTTCTAAACGCTCAACTATAACACTTACATCTGTGCCACTTCTATGTGCATAGTTAACAACAGCATTACTCAAGCCATCAACATACTTTTGTGCACCACTTAATAATACTACATCAAATGTTGCTGAACCTGTCGCTGCAATAATACTTGGTTTTGTTTGATATCCTTTGCCTGGATTGGTTACTGACACTGCAACAACCTTTCCACCGCTTATTTTTGCCAATAGTTCAGCGCCAGTACCAAAGTTACTGTATACAGACAATTCTGGAGAACTTGTATATCCACTTCCACCGGTTCTAACTGAAACGTACTCAATAATGTTATCTTCAAAGTTTTCGTTAGTTAGGGTAATATCTTTGTTATTGCCTAGTTGTTTGGTGTCACTAAACGCTACTTGAACAGTATTAAAGTTAAACTCTGTTCTGTTGTTACTTCTAAAATAGTCGTTAACTACTCGTAACGGTCTTAGTTTAGTTAATGCAGTAAACAATGATATTTTGTATTCTGAACTTGATCTCCATGTGTTTTCAATATCTCCCCAATCACCAAAAACAAATGCAATTGCTGGATCTGCTGGAGACGCTACTAAGTTTGCGTCAATTGGATTATTTAAAACACCGCCACTTGTTACTAGAGTATCAGTATCCCAATCATATGCAGTGTATGCATATGTTAAACTGTATTTTGCTGTATTTGCAGGATCGTTATAATGACCAGCTTTTAGGGCTGTAATAAGTGCAGTACGTTTTCCTGGATCAGTCCAGCTATAGTTAGCGTCCCACCAACTTGGTTTTTCATTATACCCAAACATCTCCCACGGATGAGTATGCGGACGATCCGTATTAAAGTAGTAAGTATACAATCCTCTCCATCCGCCAATTCCAGGACCTACACTACTGTAATTCCAAGTAAACGGATCTCCAGCACTGTATGCACTGGCATCATGAATTGCAGAAACGTTGTTTCTAACTTTCCATTTGTTGAAATCTGAACGTAATGCATTTGTCAAGTCGCTCCAGTTATAAACTGTGACACGATTTGCATTTGGCATAATGTGTTTATAATCAACTACATTTGTAGAAATTAGGTTGTTATAAATGCGTGACTCAAAGTCCCATAACACAGCGTCTTCAATATTAAAGCCTGCTTGGTTTCTATTATATAGTTCTGTACCTTTACGTTTAACAATACTACCATCATGTCCGTAAATGTTTGTTGCATCTGTTACTGGTGTAAAATCGTTAACTAGACCAAGTTTAACTGCACTTGGTGGAACAAAACTCTTACTTGTAAGTGGGTACCAACGAATTTTTATTAACGCTTGGCCGTCACTGTCAAATGTAACACTACTTGTTATTGTAACTTGTGTTTCACTAAGTGTGTAATCAACATCTTTAACTAAACTTCTCCAGCGAACATTGCCTGCCCCATCATCATCTCTAACAAATACCTGTACATGGTTTTTTGTATCGTTATATGTGTTTACTGTTTGTGGCAAGTCAAACACTGGTGAGATAGTGGCTGTCCAGTAACCAGTTGTTTCTTCATAATCATTAAACTTGAGCATGTTACTATTAGCAAAAACATCATTTTTATTTTTACCAATAGTGATATTTTTTAATGCTTCATCAACAATCTCGTAAACTGCTTTTGAGCTATCCATTGTGTTGTGCAACTGAATACACTTTTGTAAAAACTGCTTTTTAAAACTTGCATAACTGTTTGACGCATGTTTTAAACTACTAAAAATGTTCGTGTCATTATGCATAACTAATTGAGACAATAGCTCAGTGCTATACGGCTGTTGTCTAATTGTTCCGCCAAATTCATGTACTCTTGGTAAGTTTCTATAGTTGTTAACACCAAAAAAGTTTCCAGTAAGACCTGGTATATTGACAATCTGGTCTTTCATGTGTGATAAAATATCACCAAAACTTACTTGTGTTAAAAACTCGTTTTGTGGATTTAATATATGCGTATCTGCTGGCAAGTCAACACCATCACTGTCAGTGATATTGTCATCACTAATCCAAGTCACATCAAATACATCATCTTTTGCATAGCTGCTGGAAATAGTTAATTTTTGATTTGCTACTGAGTAAGTAGTAAAATCCGATCCATTTTTTGTTACTTTTAAGTTTGAACTAGTTTCAGTATTGTCATAAATTAAACCAGTAACAGTGTTATCGCTAACCAAACGGTATCTAAATACTTTTTTATCAAATGCACTATCAACTTGTAAGGTAAATGTATTGTTTGTTGCAGTACCAATAGTAATATTGCTTAATGCTGATCCATCCGTGTCTACGAATTCGATATCAGTGCTATCAAAATATGTCGTAATTGTATACGTTTTGTTTTTTTCAACAAACAACGATGGATTTAATCCATTTATACGAGTGTTGTGTAAATTTCCGCCTTGGTAAACTTCTAGCTTACCATTTCTTTTAGTAAACTTTAGTATATTATCTGAATTAATATTACTGGTACCCAAGTTAACTACAATTGGCTGATTTGCATCAACCACAACTTTCTGTGCATGTTTTTTAACTGGTTGCCCGCCTCTGATTTCAACCCATCCATTATAATATTGATTGTTGTCTAGTTTTTTGTAATAGTAATATCCTAGTACTTCACTTAGTACACTTGCATTAGTATTTTCAGGATCATCTGTAGTGTTTCTGTCATTAAATGTATAACGTACACTACCTAGACCAATATCAAAGCTCAAACCTGGTTCATTTCCGTAATCAACATAACGTGGTTGAATACCAAGAGCTGAATCAATTTCTGTGCTGTTCGAAGTTCCGTATTTAAAAATAAAGTCTCCAGCAAAGTTGCTGTTAGGGTATAACGTTTGGTTGTCTAACTTAATACTACTAGTGTCGTACAGTTGAAATAGTATACTATCATTTCGTGAATCTTTTTGCTGGCTGTATACCCATTTACTACCATCCCAGTGCCATTCACTGCCACTATAAATGTCGTTTGGATAACTTTCACCAAAAACATTGTTATAACCAATACGTACATTAACACCGTCGCCAACATTTAATGCAGTTGACGATGCCCCGTAAACTTCAGTCAGTGTTGTAACAACACCACCACTCACAGTAACATCAAAAATTTTGTTGTTGTATGTTGCGTTTGTAGAGTTTAAGAATAGTATTCTATCACCACTTATTAAATCACGTGATTGAATTGATTTCCAGTAAATGTTATTTTCCGAATGGCTTGGGTTACGTGCTTCGGTGTGAGTTTTGATACAGTTCCAATATGATATAACACCATTAGAATCTAGTTTAACATGGTCTCCATACTCATATCCAGTATTTGTCCAAGTTTCTGTTACCACATAGCTTGCAAGATCAAATGCAGTACCAATAATTTCAGTGGCTGGATCATCTACATTGTCATAAATGTGTGTTACACTTCCTAAACTTTGTGTAGCAAAATTATATTTTTCAATATTTGCACGAAATTCAATAATAGGACGTATTCCACGGAATCTTTCAAGTAAGAAATCATGTGCGTCAACGTCGACAAAATCTGCAATTGTGAGTACTGCTTCTTCATGTATCCATAAATTGCGTCTGCTCCATGAACTTTGGTCAACTGTATGTCTTTGCTCTACAGTATATTCACGACTGTATGCTTGATAATCAGTTAAATCATATTCAGGATATATAAAATCTACTTCTGAACCATTCCATTGGCTAGGCTCTTGTGTGCCATATATCGTATCATTGAACCACACTCGTTTGCCATAATTTCCATTTCCAGCATCTTCAAATTGTTTTGTAAGAGCAATACTAGTGCCCACGCCATCAACAATGAAAATATCATTAACTGAATAGCCAGCTGAACCAGTGAAGTTTGATCCAGTAAATCTAATACGCATTCCGTCTTGCAATGATAGTGCTTTACCATTTGACAAAATAGGAGTAGTATAATATACTGCACCTACAATATCACTAATGTTAATGGGATCTGACACTGTTGCGTTAATATCACAAACTGGTAGATAGTCTACTAGCCAAAAATAATGATGATAGTTAATAAACATATCATAATTAATTGGCAAATCAAGTGTATATCCAGGCTCATTAAAAATACGGTTTGTGTTTTTGACATCAACTTCATTAAATTTTAGAATATCTAAAAAATCATCGTATGACATTGCTTGTGTGATGTCGTTATCTTTATTACGAACAACACTTCCTGGAACAAATTGATAATTATCACTTGATCTTTGATCGTGTAAAAATGTTTCATTAACTGTTCTATTTTGCGTATTGCCTGCAAAATAATTTACAGCCTCCATACTACCAGAAGACAATAATTGTTCTAGTGTACTGTTTAAAAACCTTTTGTTAATACTAGTTTGAAAGATTGCAGGAAGCAACTCAGTGGTGTTTCTAATACCCACATGCTCTGAACTTTCACCTGGTCTAACTGATTTTTTTGCTAGTACTGGCTTTGCATGATATTGTGTGCTCATCTAATATTAACTCCGGTATTGGCTGCAATTGTTGTTGGATTATATGCTACGCTTTTATTAACTGTAATATCATTTGTTGAAAGTACTGGTAAAAACAATTCATCACTGTCACTTATAATTTCAAAAAGCGCATCAGTACTTGCTTGGGTGTCTACTGGCGCAATAGTTATTTGCGCCACTTGCCCAACCATGTTGTTGTGTATGTAAGCTGCTAATTCAGTAAAGTAAAATGTTTCACCAAAGTCCCAGTTATCAATACTAAAATATTGTTCAATTAGTCGAATAACTTCTTGTTTTATTTCAGTGTCACTAAATGAACTGTTAGTAGTTTTTGTTACTGTAAACCTTGCTTGTAATTCACTATTTGCCAAATTACCAAATAGTATTTTATATTTTACTGGTCTATAAATGATTTGGTCACTTATTGATTTTTTCGTCTCTAAACTCTTGAACAAATCATTTAGTTCTGATATTGTAGGTGATGCTGGTCTTGTAAAACTTCTTCCATCATACTGTGCCCATGTTCTAAAGTTATTTTCATATGATGTTAATAGTACGTATGTGTCAATAATATTTGTTGTTGCAGGATCAATGACTTGATTTGCATCTGCAATTCTTGTATACTTTGATTTTAGACTGCTTCGACCTGTAACAGTTTGTGATCCACCGCTATCTCTAACAGTGTATGTAAAACCATCAACAGTTTTGGTTCCAAGATTAATTGTATCGCTGCCAACAATATCATGAAACGCACTTGGTGTCGTTGGATATCCATTATTATCAGGTGATGCCAATGTAAGTCTAATCTTATATGGATCAGTATACCCGTCTGGATATGTAAAGTATCCAAAGGCATTCATTTTATAATTATTACCAAGTGCAATATTATTAGTTGCTGATTTGGTATTAATGCTTAGTATTTCAATATTATCCATGCTTGGCTTTAGTGTTTCACTGCTAAACGTTTCTTGGAAGTTTAGGTTACTAAACTTAACTTGTTCATCACTACCGAATATATAACGAGTTTTGCGGGTAATAATTTCCCAAGCAGTTGATGTGTAGTTTACTCGTATAATCCAACTGTTGTCCAAACCTGTTCCGGTTGTGTCGCCTTCATATTGACGGCTCCAACTTGATGGATTATTGTTTGTTAATGAGCTAGTAACAAGGTTGCTGCCATCAACAATAATCCATTGCTGACTGCTTGCATCATAACGAAGACCGAAACTGTTGTTATTTGCCAGACGATTGAACATATCATTTTTTACTGCGCTTGTTAAATCACTGCTCCAGCTTGGTATAATTCTTTTGATACGAGCACCACTTGGAATAATTCCATTTAAACTGATGCTACCACGATTAAGTAAGTCAACACCTGTTGGTACTCCAATACTGTCGTCAATTCCTAAACCATCATTATAAATTCCAGTTACTCTTACCCATTGAGTATCTGCATTGCCAATTACTGGAGATGCGGCTGCACCGCTTCCGCCGCCACCACTAAACGTAATGCTAGTATTGCTATCATAGTTAACGCCACTATCACTAATAGTAATACTAATAACTGTTCCAGATCCGTCAATATTTGCAATACCAGTGGCACCTGTTCCAGATCCTGCGATAGTTACTGTTGGCGCAGTGGCATATCCACTTCCGCCATTTAAAATTTGTATTGACTTTATATAACCAATTTTGTAGTTAGGAGTAATAAACTCAATTATTGAGTTTACTTTAATCTTGTCCATTGGACTAACACCACTAGTTCCAACACGTTGAACAATAGCAGTATCGTCAGTAATGTATCCAGTACTAGTGTTTGATCCTTTTGTTACTTGGTTCCAGCGGAAAGTATTAAGTGCTGATCCATCCGTATTATAATATACAATATTACTTGTTGTGTCTGAATACTGTGTGGTTAGATTGGCACTGCCAGTTGGTCCATAAAACTGTCTATCATAGTAGAAGTTTTTAACTTCAGGGTTGTCTAATAGCGGCTTAATATATCTACTAAATTTTTGTTCACTGTTTAATGTTGTTGGCAAACTAATAATATTACGTGCTGCAATATCTTCTCTATAAAGATATCCATCATCAATAAAGTTTATAGCATCGCTATAACTTCCAGTTGGATCATTAAAATCTCTAAAGCGGCTATGCCCGCTGTGTACACGGTTTATACTTTTAATTTTACGAATATTTTCACTTACTGTTAGTGGGAAAATACTGTAGTCTTCTGCTGTTACTAATCTATCTTGCGTACTAAAGAAACGTCCTGCGTTATCTTTAATACTTTGTAAACTCTCACGTTCACTAGCATTGCTTACTGAGGTTTTTAAACTTGCTGTAAAGCTAGCATTGTATGTGTTTCCATCTAATCCCAAATAACTAAAAGAATATGTTACTCTTCCAAAACTTTCAGGATTGATTACATAACTTAAATTTAATCCTGTACGATACCAAACTCGTATAATTCCACGTGGAATATTACCAAAGTTTCCATCGCCAAATACAATACTAACTTGGTCATTTTCTCTACTGCTAACAGTATAGATGTTTCTAAAATTGTTTGATACGTTATTATAAATTGAGTTCAAGCCGAATATTCTGTCAACTTGTGCCCAGTTAGTAATAACACTGCCTACTTCATCAATTGTTTGCACCCAAACATTACCATTAGCAATGTTGTTGTCATTAATATCAATTACAAGATTTGGTAATCCTTCAGTAATATCAAAATCTTTGAATGAAAGCGACCCTTGTTTAAAGCCTAAAAAGAATCCTGTATTAGGACTACTAAAACCACCATTATCGTTACGATATAAAATGTCAAGTGCACCATACGGATCAGGAGTTTTTTCCTGCAAACGATTCAATTTTTCATTATGATAAACACTGTGAATACCAAATGTAGCTCTAGCACCACTAATAGTACCATTAAATTCGTAATTTACTGGTGCATTTGTACTTTTTGTTCTATAAACTTCATTGGTAACACTATTACGGGTAAATCTAGAATGAGGAGCACCAAATTGGTTACTAGCCATGAATATTGAATTCATAACTGTAAGGAAGTTTTGATATGCTGTTGGGTCAGTTACATCTTCAAATTGTAAATCTACATTTGACAAACTGTTTCCATCAACATCGTAAATTGTTTCACTTGTTTTAATGCTATCTATTTTTAAATAGCCATTGCCAACTACGTTACGTGTTGGCGTATATCCTAAGAATTCTGCAATACGGAGAGCACTGTCTCTACGTTCTGCTGTACTTAAATAATTTTCACGTGAGTTAAGGTCATTACGGAACGCTAGGTTATGTCCTAGGAATGCCATAAGTTCTAATAAACTTGTAAACTCGCTTGAGCTAATCCAGTCATTAAAGTTTTCTGGATAGTTGGTATCAATATACTCAACCATTGCATTTTTGATAGTGTCAAAGTCATATGCTTTAAAGTTTGCTTGTGCAAAACTTTCATATACCACACTAAAATCTTCCGCTGCAAATAAGCTACTTTGTCTTGCGCCCTGTGCCATTATTCTGCCTCACTTGTATAGGTTAGATACAGTTCTTCTGCTGTTCCAGTATCATCGTAAATCACACGTACTCGTATATCAAGTTGATGCTCAACTGGCTTTGTTAATTTAAGACTTACAAATCTCCATCTTGGATCGCTATCAATAATACGTTCAACATCATCTTTTGCAAGGATTTCTGTTCTTGCATCAAGTGGGTCAAAAACCAATTCATGAAGTATTGATCCAAAGTTTGGGTTCATCACTCTTTCACCTCGTCGTGTGTAAAAGTGATTTAACAGATCACGCAAGGCTAAATCCTTGTCAGTGAGTACTGCATTGATTGTATTTCTGTCAATTGTGCTATATCCAACATATGTTACCATAATAATATTTATCGCATAATTAACTGCTACTTTTTAAATTTTAATGGTAAAACGTATAATGTCGCCCTGTGACAGTGATTTTGTTATGGTAACTACATTATTAACAACTGTAAAATCAAAATAGTGTTGGATCTGTGTTCCATTAATCTCTACTTTTAACTTTTCCACTGGTTCCATGCTAGGAGTTTGTGAAAGTGTAAACACTGATGTCAAATCAAATGTATAGTTTTCTACAATAAGTGTTTTTTCATACTCCTTGGCAATGCCACGTTTGATTCCTTCAGGAGTTTTTGGTAAAAACTTTAATGTTTCAGCATAGTATGCGAATCTAGTACGAGCTAGTTGTTCTATACTTAATGAATTTAGTTCATTTTTATCACGCATTTCAAATATGCCTGTTTGACGCATCCAAGTACGGTCTTTTGTTTTTCCATAATCAGCAAGTTTAATAATACTAGCTGCTCTTATACAAAAGGCTGGATTAAAATTACTACGTTTAATCATACTAGCAACTGTGCTCCAATCTTTTTCTACCACATAATTTCTTAATTCATATGTGCCCTCTGGTGCTGTTACTGTTAATATATTACCATTAATAATAAAGTAGAGTAGCAGGCCATCAAAAACACATTGCGATAAAGATTTGATACCCAGTGTTTGTAACTGCTTTATAAAGGTTCTCTGATTGGTTTGAAAATCTTCAATCCAAATATCATATGCTTCTTGTTCTGTAATACCACGATTAGCAACACCAACACCGTAACCAAACCCATCGTACCCGTTATATTGTGACATATTAAGTGTTACCAATTTAATTGTATCAGTAGCACTCATATCTTGGAGATTTATTTCTGTGTCAACACTGTTTTGGTCTTTAACTACAAAGTCAGTCCAATCAGTGTTAAGTCGAGATCTAATATTCGTTAATATCATTCACCTGCTACTCCTGCTACTCCTGATACGCCTGCTACTCCTGATGCAACACCTGATACGCCTGATACGCCTGATACGCCTGCTACTCCTGTTGATCTTCTTCCAGCCTTTCCAAATTGTGGTAGTGTTCTTCCTGATACACCAGAACTTAGTGAACTGTCTAACTGAGAAACATCATAATCTTTAGCTGTAGTTTGCCCGCTTGCAGGTGCTTGTGCTGCAACAGATGTACTTCCTTGTGATAGATGACCACCCCAAGGTTCATGTTCGGGTACTCTTGGATTAATACTTTCTTTAACTGTTCTGTTTGCTGCTAAACTTCCACTTGTTGGACCTACTGCGCCTAGTGCGGTTGGGCCGTTCAAGTCTAATATGCCATCAGTGCTAATTCTTCCATAGCCACTGGCTTTTAGTTGCAAATTTAAATCTGTAGTCAGTCTTATATCTTTGTTTGCTTTGAGTTGTATTGGTCCAGTTGCAGTTTCTGCTTGTATACCTGCTGCACCACGTGCTTTAATATTAAACGTGTCAGCATCCATATTAATATCTCCGCCAGCATAAAAGTTAAAGTCTTGTTCTGCATGATAACTTATACTACCTGCTGCATATATGTCAATATTTCCTGAACTATCTAGTTGTATCCAACTACTACCATTTTGATTTATAACATAAACAATACCAGCAGTATCATTGAATAGCATTTGTGCGCCACCAGCACTACGTAACCTTAATAAATTGTTGTTTCCAGCTTCTCTTGATTGGTCAGGAACATAGTTTTCGCCTTCTTGATAAGCTACTGTTCCATCATCCATTACTATACTGTGTCCGCCAGGTGTTAAAAACCCTGCTACGTTAGATGGTGATTCACGCCTTGCTCCACTACTTCCTAATCCACGAACTGGATCTAATCCGATACCTTGTTCTGCAATAGCGTTTGCTACTGGATGTCGTCTTCTCACGTTTCCATCTTGTGAAGCACCTGGATCAACGCTTGATCCAACAGTGTCTTCGCCTTCAATTTGTGATGCTGGAAGTCCTGGTACTGCACCGTTTCTTCCAGTTGCAGGTAAAGATCCTAGCAAATATCCAACATTATCATCTCCAGTAAATGCTACTAATACTTCAGTTCCTGGCGCAGGCGGAGGGAAATTTGCACCATATGACACTGTGGTATCTCTGCCGCTTATACTGCCACCAAATGGCGAAACTGATCTTACTTTTTGGAATTGGTGTCTTTGCTCTCTAGTATCACGTTCACCAAAAGTCTGGTGTCCTATTAGCTCAACCCAAAGAGCCCCGCCAAAGTCAGGATCAGCAATATCAACAACTTTAGCCAAAAATACACCATTAGCCATAGTGAATCCAGCACGGTTACCACTTGCGTATATTGCTGGTATACCGGTTGATCCTTGGTTCATACCTGTAAATCTATTTGATTCTTTAGACATTTCGTTTCCTTAATTGTTATACATATCTACTAGCCAAGACGGCGGTGAATGGTGTGCTGTTTCTTGTGAACCTCCCCAATAAGGACCAGCTGCTGGATTTGTTGCTGCAGATGAATACCCTGGTGTTCTTGCGATGTCGTAGTGGAATGATGTGCCGCTCATATATAAAGATGATCCGCTGCCATATGCAGGGTTAGCAATACCAACACTAGGTGTAAGTCCTGCACTTCTTGTTGCATCTAAATATGCTTGTGTATAGTTCTGAATAATTGCAAGGTCTGCTGGATTTTCCACACTTAGAAGTCTACCATCTGAATATAGTGCAACATCTGCTGCACTGCCATTGTGTCTACCACTTGGGTTGCTACCGCCACCTCTAACCCCACTGGTCACAACTGCAGTTACTCCTGTTTCTGTTGCAGCTTGATCAAGTGCATTCATAAGTTCAGGTCTTAAACCATTAATGTCGCCACTGACTGATCCACTATCATTGCCTCTTGCATTTGGATCAATTTCTGTTGAGTTATCTTCTGGTATTTCTTCACCAGTTGTATCATCAATACCATCACCATCATTGTCAGTGTATTGTTGTTGTAAATTCCTTCTACCAGGATTGGATATTTTACCACTTAGTAATTGTTCTATCATCATAGGAACATTAGTTGACACATCTCTAAAGCTAGTTAGTGTTTGTTTAAATTCACCCATGCTGTATGTTGATGTTACTGTTAATACACGGAACAAGGCAGTAATAGTAAAGTTTGTAAAACTTTGATCTATAAACCCATCTTCACCTTCATATGTTGGGAAACGAACATGTAAAAAGTATCCAATCCCACCTCGGCTATAGTTAGCTTGATTTGTATTTGATACACTAACTCCTTTGGGCCTTCCTAGCCAGTATGGATCACCACGTATATCAATACGTTGGTTTACCATACTTTCCACAGCATTTAAATTTAGTTCAAGTGCGCCCAACATTGCAGTACCAACATTATCAGATAAATCAGCACCACTTGCTGCTAAACTATCTCTAACACTT